CCAAACTATACGTTAATGTACGATGCGACAGGGGAAAACGTCTGCTTTGAGCGAATAGTAGACTTTTGTAATAAGAACTGTATGGATGTTGCTAGCAATGCCGTATGTTAATACGCTGGTAGTAGGTAAAATTATTTATCTTCGTCATAGTAAAACCCACCAAAAATGGAGATGAAATAGTCGTATAACTAAGTATAATAATTTTCAGCTATTGAGATAAAAACTCAATAAATTTAACTTAGTTCAACTCGAGGTATTCATGGGGTTTTGGGATGCAGTTGGTAAATGTGCGAAGGTAGCAGGAAAAGGAGCTATGGCTGTAGGGAATAGCTTGTTAGAGACAACTCGCGAGGCCTCTGAATTAGCTGACGCCTGGGAGGGTAAAGACAAAGCATTTATTCATAATAAATATAAAAATGGTAATGTGGTAGAAAAAATGGCAGCCACTAAAGTTGCAAAACAAAATGGCTGGAAAAAATAGAATGTAATAATACTTGATATGAGCTGTACCCTATAAAGTTAGTGACCAAATTTTATGATACAGCTCATTCTAGAGTGGGAAGGAAGACTGTTATTGGATACGTGCTTTAAGGCATATCCTTTTTTAATGATTCTACCGCAACAATTATGAAATCTGTCGATATTGAGGGTCAGCTTTTGGCACTTAGCTACCATAAGACGGTCAAGCAACTCACCGGACATTTCTGTTTCGCAATGAAGGCGCCTTTCTGCATTGCGTCGACAGATACGCCATTGCCTAGCTTCTTACAGCCAGTCCCCTAGGAGTAGTGTTATTCAACAAGGCCGTACGCTACCCCACTTTTAGCATTCGCTGAAGTTCATGATCCATATATTCATCTACAGCATTGACACTAATTCCGCCTGCTTTATACCAGACATGGAGCTCTTTAATCGCCAGAGTTCCAAACCTCGCCCAGCCGATGAGGTTCGTTCTCAGGAGGAACTGAATCATTTCGCCTCCTGAACGAAGTGCTGCATCTCCTGCATCCATCAGACACAAGGTTCCATGCGCCACAAGCAACATTCGCCTGAGTTCAGGGTTATTTGCAGAAGGAATACATTCACCCCAAGCCTTCTTATGGTAGCAACGTTGTTTAACCGTCCAGGTGATCCGCACAAGCAACTCAGTAATCATGACGGGGATCGCCATCGCTAATCCATGCCGTAAGTCGTATCCTTTCTCAAAAACTTGGATGGCGACGGTAGCGAAAGACTGGCGATGCTGACCAAATTCACCCACGTTAATAAACTGAAGTAATGAAAAGAAAGGAATAGGGATACCAGAGCCTCTCCCTGCTGCACCGGAAGAGCCCGCCATATCAGAAAAAAGGTGACCAAGCCAGTTTACGAAACCACTGAATACCTTAGAGACAACGTTATTCCCTTTAAGCTCAAAAGTCTCGGTATCTACGGAAACCAGTTTTCCATCTGCAACAAAATGTGCTGTGCTGGTAAATTGGTCAAGGATCGAGAAAAATAAACCGACTAAATCCGGGGAGTGGGCGAGACTCTTAATATGGTGATTCTTCGTGTTCATCCTGAACAGACCGTCGACATCTCCTCCGTGCCGATGGTCATAGTTGACCTTGAATTTCCCCTCAAGAAAACCGATAGCGCTTTTTGTCGGATTTTGTGCGTTTTTACCTCCCTCCCACCCTAATGCTGAGGCGAATTTCTCGACGGCATTGTCCACTGCATTATCCGCAAGCCGGGTCAATTTCCCTTCACCTGGCGCACCTACGAGAAAAATATCGATGAGTCCGCCAATAACGCCACAGGTGCCAGCGATCATGTAATCATATTTGTCGCAGCGGGCAGTCTTTAAGGTGAAGTCTTCCTGAATGCGTTTTTCCAAGCCAATTCTCTGGGTTGGAGACATCAGTGCACTAAACGGATCGACCGTTAAATCGATTTTGTGCTTATGGGCATAGTGCGAGACAGACTGAGAATAGGTTTCCCAGTCCATATTACTGGTGAACGCTATTGTTTCTATCATCGACAGTTTACTTACGCTGGACGATGAAGGGTGCAAACCGGATTCAAGGTAATCGCTGAATTCGCTGGAAACCGTTGTGTGGATATTCTCATTAAACGTGATACCTGAGTGTTCCAGAACACCGTCCATAGCCAGAATCATTTCATCTAAAGCGGCATCAGTATCAGTTTGCAAAGCGTTAAGCGCTTCCAGAGCGGCATCAAGGTCAGCCAATTGATGCTCGCTTTGTTCAAGCTGGTGTTTTTGCACCAGCAAGGCCGATACCTGAGTATCCGGTTTTTTCATTATGAGAACAGCCCAGTCAGTTTGCCTTTGATAACATCCCCCGCTCTGAAATAGCCGATGCCTTCAAAGATGGTGACAAGTTTTTCTAATTGCTGAGTGGATGCGTCTTCTTTTATCTGAAGTTTTTTTACTTCAACGCTCTTACCATCGTGTTGCTCCTCAACAATACATTCTTCATAGAATGAAAGAACAATATCATGGAATTGTTTTTTGGTGGGTTCCCGGGTCAGTGAACTGAGTTTGGCCTCATCAAGATAGACAGGACACTTAAGTTTGAGAGCACTGTTTTGCATTTTATTAGATTTCTTGTTCAATTCATCCGCCGCGCCGGTCAATGCATTCATCATCTTCTGGAGCTTTTGAATTTTTTCTCCTTGCCGATTGTGCGCATCCAGGGCGTCGTTAAATTTTCGAGAAATATAATTGAGGTCATTGATCAGGGCAGACAATGTAGATTGTGTCTGCTTGATGACTTCATTAAGCATGAGTTCCCGGCGCTTGGTTTTATCCAGCTCATTGGCACCCGTAAGATGGCGGATCCCTTTATAGGCTCCCACCCCTATTAACACCGCGACGCCGATACCCGTTGCCATACTTGAAAAACCCAACACGCCGCCAAGTCCAAGTGTTGCAAGGCCAGAAGTGATCCCTGCCGCGGACATACCGATGACAGAGCCAGACAGATAGACAGCAGCGAGGGGCACACCTACCGCACCTGCTTTTGCCGTAAGTTCTTTCATACTGCGTTTCAGCGCATCGTCGGAAAAATCTTCCCGTAATAGCTTGAAGTCTTGCTGAATAGCCATCACTGCGAGCTCTATTTCTTCGTCAGTTACGTCCAGCAGGGGCTGTACTTGTTGAAGAAAGGGAAACTTTTTATATTCGCCGTCATTAACACTCATGTAGATGCTAATCAGGTCTTTAACAAGAGAGATTTTTATTGATTTGTTATGACTTGGGATGCATTCACGGTCAATGCTCGCAATTAATTCTTCAACTGGTATCAGGCTGGATTCTGCACCGATATAGCTACGTAGCGTAAATCGGGATTCGGTCGTTAACTCAAGTCGGGTCATCAGCGAAAGAATTTCGGCAAACTCTTTTTTATCAACCAGATCATCATCGAAGAACGCCATGTTCACAATGATTTTGACATACGCCACTTTGAGCGCTTCTGACATTTCGGCAAGTGTGATGAGCTGATCTTCTTCTTTGAACTCGTCAAAGTGACTAATGATATGCTCCAGAACGTCGCTCAGCTTTTTATAGTCGCACTCCATCAAGCTTTTGAGTTGTTTTACCTCGCCACTTTTTAGTCTGAGGCAAACAGACTCAGTTCGCTTCTCCTTGCCTTTATCATTTACCGTGACATCTTCTATATATTCGACTGCTTCAATATTGTTGTAGAACACGTCATAAGGACTTTCAAACGTTTCTTTTACGACCAGCTTTTCACCAGTAAAAACGATGCCATCTTTTGCGCTGCCAAATACAGTGTTGTCATAAATGGCTAGCACAGCATTCAAGTTATCGGCAACATTGAATGCCTTAGCAACGTTATTCAGTTTTTTTCAGGGATGCCAGGCGCAACAAAAATATTCTTACTCACCGAAGGTAAATTTTCCTTAAGGAAGGTATTAACGTTACTCACAAATTTCTCCTTATTCGTTGCAGTGGGTCGACGAACAATTGCCCCGATTTTTCAAAGCGTGATTATCTCCACCAGGAGTGTCACATCTTGTCATTAGCACATAGGTATATGATTGAAATATAAAAAGGAGTATGCCATTTAGGCAAGTAAATCATTCACGAAATACTAAAAGGATACATGAGGCTGTTCTATCTCTTGAGCGAAATAAAATATAACCATCTATTAAATAAAGAACTTAAGTAAAACGCCATCAAATCATAACGAGATGTCGCGTGCTGGAAGCTGTGAATTATGTGACGATTAACGCTTAAAAAGGAACTCAACGCATCGTCCGCTGTTGGCACATAGCTGCCATTGAAATGGTTGCGCACCGTCATGGGGTGTCGGGGGTCGGAGGTTCAAATCCTCTCGTGCCGACCAAAAATCCTCTAAGAACCAGCCTGTTACGGCTGGTTTTTTTGTGCCTGTTTTCTGAACGGGGAAGCTATGGGGAATAATCGGGGAAAAACCCCGACACAAAACATCGGCTTTACCGTAAAGTTTCAGCTATTCACATAAGAGCGTTGCATCGCATTGCGCTTTATCCAGTTCGCTTGGCTGTGTCGTTGCGTCCGGGTGACTGTGGACAATGGCAATCACCGTCCCCCAGTCTTCAGCAGCGGCGTAATCCTCCGGTGACAGGTGGAAATGCTCTGTCGGATCGGTTGCCAGATTACGGCAGGGAATATACCGCTGCACCCTGCTTTTTTGCACCACCACGCCGCAGCATTCGCGCGGATATTCAGCAGCAGCATGCGCCATAATGGCGTCGATAATTTTCTGGCGCATATCAGCTCCTGATCAGGGATGTGCCAGGGAAACCACCAAACGGCAACTCGTTCCCCTCGCCATGTCTCAACTTGCACGCAGTGAGCGTACCGGGACATTCATCGAGTGACGGATCGTTGACTGGGTTGTTGTGCTTGTCGAAATAACGCGTTCCGGCATAGTCGCATCCATCACCGGAGCGGTATTTGTTACGGATATCAGACGATGCTGATGGCTGTACCCGTGAACGCGTTGCGCTTGATGTGTTCATCCGTCACCGCATCCGGCCAGAGCACATTTTCAATACGGAAAGAGCCGGACTTATAGAATGCCAGCTCTGTGTTGCTCTGGTCCGCGGAAACAGCCAGAATGCCACAGGCCGCCCCAGCATGCTGGCCATCCCAGACGGTCAGCTTGCCGGAAGTGGCATCCAGCATCAGAGGCGTCATCGCCGGTACTGCTTTCGTCAGTTCACCGGGTGCATAACCGGTATGCGCCGGATCACTGTTCCCGAGGGGCTGATTGTGAGTAAATTGTTCAGTGTTAGACATGTTGACCTCTTAAACAGGCGTATTTAACAAATCGTCACCCGCCTCAGCAGAAGTGTTACCTGCCGTTACGGTGCCGGGTGCGGTTTCCATCAGACGATCCAGCGCGGTATCCGTGCGCGCCAGAGCACTCTGAGGTGCTGCGGCAAGAATGCGCTGGGCACTTTCCACGGTCATTCCTGGCGTTTCTGCCAGCGCGCGCGCCTGTGATTCACGCCCTTTCGCCTCTTCACAGTTCAGGATCCCCATAATGCGACCGTTTTCGGCTGCGACAACCGCTGCCACCTGGCTGCTGATACCAACAGTTGCGCCCGCTGCAGGGTCAGTAACGACCGCAGCAGGCCCGTCAACGGTGGTCACGGTCTGGTTAGCAGATGCTGCTGGTTGAGTGGTATCTGTGGATGCAGTAGTACCTTTCATGCTTCCTCCTCGGGAAATCATCGTTCGTTTGTTAATTGCATCGCGCATAACGTTCAGCGCATCCATGTTGTTGACCAGCTGCTCCGCCAGGCCGTTGTCTACTGATTCCTGGCCTGAAAACACAGCCGCTTCAGTATCAAGAACGGCCTGAACCGACATGCCGGTATAACCCGCCACCTTTTCAGCGAACATCTGCCGGGTAGCGTCGATACGTGTCTGAAAATCTGCACGCACCTCTTTCGGTAATTTCTCGTAAGGGTTTCCATCCACCTTGTGATCGCCGCTGTAAATCAGCGTGACCTCAACGCCGCTGGTTTTTAGGGCGGCGCTGTAATTGCTGTGGGCCATCATGACCCCGATGGATCCCGTTCTGGCCGTCTGCGTCACAAGCCGACGCGATGCCGCACTGGCAATCAGCTGGCCAGCGCTGCAGTTCATATCGTTGGCTAACGCCCAAATGGGTTTGATATCCCGCATGCGGGCGATGATGTCCGCACAGTCAAAGGCACCCGCCACCATTCCACCTGGCGTATCCATATCCAGAAGAATGCCGTTTACACCCGGATCGCTGATTGCCTGCTGGAGGCGGGCAATGATGCCGTTGTATCCCGTCATCCCCGAATACGGCTGGAGTGAGCGGGTTTTACTGACCAGCGTCCCGAAAACAGGCAGCACCGCGATACCATCAGTGACCTGGTAACTTCGCGCCGACCTTGGCCCCATTTCCTCATCATCACCAAAGAGTGCCAGCGGTTCAGCCATCTGCTCTGCGCCAAACGTCACACCCGACACGGTGTCGGTCAGACGGGTGATACCTAACTGACCAGCAAGCGCGCAAAAGAAAACCCGCGCATAGGCGGGTTCAAGTAAAAGCGGCTCATTGAAAGCCATACTGGCAATGTGCGGGAGATTACGCAGCTCTGGCGTCATCGGTCCCCTCCTCATTCGATTTTTTCAGTCCAGACTCAAAGGCCGAAGCCGCCCACGCTGGCGGTTTAAGTCCCGCAGCGCGGCGCTCCATCGTTTCGCGAACCTGCTGGGCAAAGATTTCCTGATAGTCTTCTCCGCGTTTAGCGCATTCCTTCTCATAGGTGCTCAGCCCCGCCTCAATGAGCATGACGGCCTCCTGCACCTCCTTCAGACCGTCAATGGCCATTCGCCCGGAGCCGATCCAGTCAGCATTTCCCCAGGCGCTTCTCGCCTCCTGAAAACTGAACCGGGCTTTAGACGGTAATGTCACCACCCGGCGAACAATGGCTTCTTCCAGCCAGCATAAAAACATCTGTCAGGCATGGCGGGAGGCAACAAATTTGCGGCGCCCCATAAAGTACGCCCAGGACTCGTTAGCACTGGCGCGGGCGGTGGAATAACTCATCTGCGAATAGTTGCGAGAGAGTTGCTCATACGACACACCCAGCCCTGCAGCAATGTAGCGCAGCAGAGATTGTTCAAACGTCGAATAGCCGTTATCAGTATCCTGCGCTGACTGAAGATTCAGGGAGTCGCCCGGCATCAGATGCGGCACCTTCGCGCCGCCGAGACGAACCGGCGCCGCGGTATAGTACGAGGCCATCTCCCCCAGCCAGCCAGTCATCTTGCTTTGCTGCTCTTTACTGTCTGAGCCGAGAATAAAGTCCATCGCGGTTTGCGTATCCAGCTCACTTTCAATCGTAGCGGCATACATCGCCTTGACAATCGCGCTCTGGAGCTGCGTATTCTGCAGTGTATCGAGCATTTTCATTTGCTCCATGACGCTGTAAAACACGTTAGCACCGCGTGTCTGCCCATCTTCCAGGGGTTCAAATATGTGGATAAAGGACGGCCGCCCGCCGGGCAGTTCACGCGGGATGTAGGTCCACTTCTGTGCCATCCACCCCGGATAATTGGGATCACGCGAAACAGGCCATGCTTTTTTGAGCGATTGTAGACAATGGTGGGGTCAATACCGCCGATATCCCAGCAGATACGGGATACCGACATTTCCACGCCATTCTTTCGGAGATAGGTTTTGTTAATCGCCTCGTCCACCCTGACGAGGGTCGCTTCATCATCATGACGGCCCATAATGATCTGCCGGTCAATCAGCCAGCTTTCCTCACCGGGCCCCCATCCCCAGACGCGCATTTCATATCGATCCAGTTGGGAGTCGATCCCGGCTGTCAGATAAGCAACACGCTCCGGTACGGATGCCCCGAAGAACTCTTTGCGTTCGGCCATGAGCTCCGCGTCAGGCCGTTCACCAATTTTAGGCTCCCATGTTTCGCCCAGAGTGGTGTTCACGAAGGTTTTACGCTTTCCGGTATCCCCTTTCGTTTTTAGCCAGTCTTTAACGATCTGTACCCAGGTGGTAAACGGGCTGTATGCCGTCCAGATGTGAAACGTCACGCTGTCTGGCGGGTCGATTTCGGTGCCTGTTGATGAAAACCAGGATAAACCGTCGCGCGTCCAGATCCCGATGGTGTCGCAGATGTAACGAGCTTCAGTGAAATCCAGCTCCTGCTGCTTAATGGCGCAGGCATTATGTTCGCACAGGTAAAAGACGCTGGAAGGTTCGCCCGGTGTCCATTTGAACCCGAACGGGGTCTCTTTGTCGCCGAACTTAAGGTACTGCTCTTCACCACAGTGCGGACAGGCAACATGAAAACGCATGAAATGCCCGGATTCGCTGGCAGCACGCTCAATCTGGCAGGTTCCCTTTGTTTTTGGCGTTGATCCGCGAATAGATTTGGGCCAGACAGAGCCCTCAATACGTTTATCACCGAGAAACGTCGGGGAACCCTCTTTCTCAATATCCTCATCAAAAGCAGCGAGTTCGTCATAGCCGGCAACATCCACTGACTTTTCACGATAGTTTTTCGCCGCCTTACCACCCAGACACCAGAACCCGCGACCGTTGGAGAAGCGTTTCATACTGAGCGTATTGTCCCGGTGCTTTTTGCCATACCAGGGGGCCAGCGCCAGAAGTGACGGAATATCGCGAATCGTCGGCTCAACATGCGACTTCATGAAGTTTTCGGCGTCACCATCAGTGGGCAGCCAGATAAGGGAATTTCGCTGCTTGTGCTGAATAAAATACGCATAAACACCCAGCAACATTTTTGAATAGCTAACACGGGCAGACTTAACAACGTTAACTTCACGAATGTAGTCGTTACCCATCGCATTCATGATCGCGCGTTGAAACGGCAACGTTTCCCAGCGCCCTTCCTGATAGGCCGACTCTTTGGGGAGATAGTAATTATCGTCTGCCCATTCAACCGCCGTTTGCGGCTCAGGCCGGTACAGCGAAAGTAGCCCTGCGCGCGCAGAGTGCTGCAGCCCCTTAACCTGACTGTTCGATATATTCACTCAGCAACCCCGGTATTATTTCATCCAGCGCAGCTGCTTTGTTCATGGCCTTAATGATGTCCTTCTTGAGGAAATCAATATGTCGGTTTTCCAGCTCCGGGAAGCGCCGCTGAACCGACAGAGGAACTCCATCAAGAATGCTGGCTACTTCTCCGGCCATCCGCGACAGCACGAACGTGCAGAATGCGGTTTCCACCACCTCAGCGGAATCTTTTGCATTTTTTAATTCCTGGGCGTCTGCCTGCGCCCGGGTAAGGCGGTGACGCTCATAGTCAATCGTACCTGGCTGGAGGTCGGATTCCGATGCAAGACGAAGGTCTTCCACCTCCTTGCGTAATTTCTCATTCTCAATCGCCGCATCGCGTGCGGAATACCATTCAATAGCAGCGGAAGATTCATAGAGGACCTCATTACCTTTTCCGCCGCCACGTGCTACAGGCATTCCCTGATCCTGCCAGTTCTGAATGGTTCGCACGCTGACCGCAAATATTTCAGAAAGACGCTTTTTGTTGACCTCCATAGCTCACTCCATGCACAAAAACAGAGAAAGGAAACGCCCTTTGGTTATTTAGCCGTTTTTAAGGCTTATCGTTTCCTTTCTTTTCAGGGGTGTTTGCAGTTAAAACAATGAATTAGCGAGAAGAAGAACGGAAACGGCAAATGCCTGAAAATTTTCATAAATAGCGAGAATCTGCGAGGTCGCCGCCCCGTAACAGCCCGAATTGCTGGAAAGGACCCAAATTTATTAACACACTGAATACAATGCCTATAATTTTACATTTTTAGAAAAATATGATGTTAGCAACTCAAACGATCCTACAATCAAAATACGAAAATAACATTAGTGTCAAATTAATAATTAAGATTAAAAATAATAATGTAAATTTAAATAAAGAGGCATTCAACATGAAACAAAAAACAGTATTAAATAAAGAAAAGCTAGTTGATTTTAAAATCGATAGTAGCGACATAGATAACGCAATCACTATAAAAACAACAGCAAACACTGAAAGCGACTGGCTATTAAACCTTATAAATCTTACGAATGAGTGTTTTGTTTTAGCAAGTACAACAGGTTCTAACGGTCAATGGGGGAAGTGGTTTGTAATACCCAGGACTTGTAGAACCTGTAACACAAATCCACAAGACTGTTATGAAAACGAAAAATGGCAAACAATACTATCCACATCTTGTACATCACCAGCTTTTTCTATAAGAATAGCTACCCAACCAGATGAAAATGGAAATGCCAATGGAGCAGAATTTACTGACATAACACCAAACTGTAAATATGGTGGTGGTGTAATAACAATATACTAATCATTAATGTCATTTAAACATTCAAAATAAGGGGTTTTTAAAGCACTCCAAATAGCTGAGAACCCCCCTTTTAGATAAGAAACATTCTATTTCAGATTCATAAATAACATCACACTTGCATATAGAGCCAATTCTGATTTATAAACTCCCCCAGCTAAAAATTCGAATTGACGCTCACGTAACTTCCTCATATTCTCAGACAACTCTTCATTAGGATTTGCAGAAAGATAAATAGTACATCTAGCCTGTAAACAATTAAATGCAGTTATAATCAGCTTTCTATTCACATGATTAGGATCATCATTTAATGTCTTTGGTATCGTAATAAGGGTATTATTGTATTCGATGATTGCATCCATCAGCTTAAGTTTTTTATCTTCATTATATTGCAACTTCCACTGATTTAATGCGCGAAAAGCCACTACACCTGCAAATAATGTAACAAGCACACTCGCTAATCCTATCAGTGCAGAGAATTTACTCCAAAAAAGAGCATCCTGAGCCACTAACAAAGATTTGTACGATATATAGTCATAAACCATTACATACGGTCTCTATTTCATAATTTCAAAGAACAATCTTACATTAACTGACTAACAAAGGTGAAATAAATACCCGACATTTTTATACTCTAGGCAGATCAGCGGCAACCATTTCAAGATTCACGTGATTAATCTCCACCAGTTCGTCGGTGCTCAGTTTTAAAACGATATTTCCTTAATCTCGAATGGCGTTTTTTCAAACAATTCAATATTTGTACGAAATGACTTCCTACGAAACTCAGAGCCTGATTGAATGATGATAGCCTTTGAACCGAAAAAACTAGCCGTTTTCCGCACCGCTCCCACTCCGTGGCAAACCACCCTGCTCAAATAAACAATAATGATTTTTATTTTCAATAATAGATAACGAGCAACAAAAAACCGCCCTAAGGCGGTTAGTTAGTGAAAGGCAGGCCAAGTTAACGCGAATTACTGAAGTATTCAGTTATCCCTACTGACACCGTGGACAGCATGGGGCCAAATACTACAACGTCACCTGAGCCCCTTGGCTCTTCATGCATTAACCAAACAGCTCGACCTGAATGGCGGGAGACTCCAACGTCCCAGACGCGGGCGGCAAAACTCTCAGGATAGTCACCTATCCCGGAAATTCTCCCTTCTCACTAGCCTTTCGAGTACTGTTACCCCTGGCTCAGGAACCCTGACGTCGAGATCAACGGTTGCTTAAGGGGAAGTCCAAAAACTGGGTCAAAAGGCCCTCCTTGAACTATCCGTGGGTTAACAATTACATAATAGCGACGGGGTTGTTTTTAGCAATACCATTAGACAGTATTTATGGACAAATAGAGAAATTATTCACAGTTCGCTTGCCACGCTTTGTTATGTGCAAGTATGTCCCGCTTCGTCTGCTTATCCAGCACTTCAATATCGTGCTCAGTGAGGTAGATAATGCTTACCCAGTCACAGGCCGTGTCCGTTACTTCAGGTTTTTCGGGTAAATTTTTCGCGCAACTCACGGTCAACATCGTCATCAGGAAGATGATTAACAGTCTGCTGTACATCCCTGGCTCCTTTTGTTGTTTCTACCCGGCGTTCTGCAACAGCTTCAGTAGCAGCTGCACGTTCTTCAGTACGTTGCTGGTCCGCTTTTGTTTCAGCGATACTGGCACCACGTGATTTGCCAAGACCAAAAGCACCGGCAATTGCTGCCAGCGCAGCAACAATCAGGCCGATAATCATTTCAAGTCCCATAGTGACCTCACGCCAGTGCGGATTTAGCTTTGGCGTAACGTTCACGGCGGTCTTTAATGCCGTTCTGCCCGCCGTTAATAATCTGCGTGACGCGATCTACATCTCCCGAATAAAGGAGGCAACCGCGAAGCGTGAAGTACCAAGCAGCAGAGCGGGCTGCATGTCGCTCTTGCGTTAGCAGTTCTGGCGTACTGACAAGGTCAAGCTTGAGCGCCGTACCGCATTTGGCGTAGTTCTCGCGGCCGGTGATTTGAAGCAGGCCACGACCGCGATATTTCCAGCCGTCGCCCTGGCTGTTATTCCCCATGCGGTCACCATAAACCAGATTGGCTATTTGCGGCTGGTGGGCCACCTGCTTACCTTCGACACGCCCCAGCATTTCACACTGATACGGCGTCAGGCGTTTACCAAAGGTTTTCTTCAGCCCGTCTACCGAGTAGTTGAAGCTCTCGACCAGCGAGGTAAAACCAGCAGATTCATGCCCAACTTGTGCAATGAACATGGCCTGATCGTTAACTGCTGTGATTCCAAACTCTTTCATTGCAGCATCAATGTGCGGAAACCAGCGTGCAGAAAGCCCGGCGCTGATACCAGCCGCCTGCTGAAATTGTGATTGGTTCATTAGTGCCTCAGTGAATCGACCAGGCGGGCAACGTTACCCCGCGACCACAACACGGCGGCGCAGATAACCACATTAACCAGCACCACCAGCCAATGGGAGTTTTCGTAAAGCCCGAAGACAAAGCGGAATGGGACACTGGCGTAAACCAGCACCAGCACATAAGCGAGAACGGATATTCCCGAACGGTGCCGGGCATCACCACGCTGGTAGAACATCAGGACGAGGACTATTACCCCGCAAATGACTGCGTTTACCAGCGCTGACGGATCATTTATTACCATTGGTCCCTCCCCCTCTAAAGCGGGAAAGCATACCGAACAGCGTGTTCAGATCCTGACTGTTAAGAAAGGTCAGAACTTTGATGATTAAGGCTGAAATTAGTACCGCGCCAAGTGCATCAAGTGGTCGGTCATTATAACCCGTCCATCCAGTGAGCTTGGAGCCAACCAACCCGGCACCCAGCACGCCAACAATGAACGATGTCAGGAAATAACCAATCAATCGCCCTCGAGTTACGTTTGCAGCTGTAGCCACGTAAAACACCGCACCAGCGAACGCCCCAAAAACTACGCCGTAATCAATTCCGGTTGCTATCCCAAAGACACTGGCGCCAGCAAGGCCCGTATAGGCTACAGCCGTACCAGATATCGGTTCTGCGGACATTGAGCCCCCTCGTTATTGCTGTAAGCCCTCTCATACTGGAGGGAATAAAAAAGCCACCCTTAGGTGGCTATATTATTTGTACTATTGTTTATCACTTCCCAGACTTAACTCTTTTCCACTCATTTTTTAAACAGCGCTGAGTTACCTTGACTAATGAGCTTGTGAGTTTTTCATACTCTTTTTTTACTTCGGAGCCATCACTGAAAAACATCTCAATTTTTTCTTTCTCAAAGAGACCAATAATCGATTTCAGACAAAATAGAATGGCACGTGAAGTTATTTCAGAAGGGTTTACCATTAATTCAATTTTAGTTGCTATTTCCGACATCTGATAACCTGCTTCTAAAAAACGCTCAAAATATATAGCTGCTTGCTCCTCGGTTCCATTTCTCCAACTAATCCCTTTTTTCTCAGCAACATAAAACCTTCTTAGATTTTTGTGTTTTTCAGTAACTTTAATAAACTCCGCACAATTGTCGCGTAAGGCATTAATCCACTGCTGTCGGTTTGTTGATAGAACCTGGGCATTAAACGCCAGTTGTGCCAATTCTAGCTGAGTTTGCCTAGATTCCCTTAGATCGCTTACCTGATTAGCTCTGTCCAGTGCAGCTGAATCATCATTTTTCTTAATCGTATACCAGGCGATTGCAGTAGGAAGTGATGCGCCTACCAGCGCCGCAATTACTGATCCTGTTACATTATCCCAGCCGAACCCGGTATTAACTACTATCTCAGGTATTTTGGTGACTGTTAGCCCTGCATCTAAAGTGTTAGTAAGAAATGATGGAAATGGAATTCCTTGCCAAGCCATATAACCCCCATGATGTTTTTGGGGGACATTTTAGCAAAAAACCCGCACGAAGGCGGGTTTCTATTTGTTCTGTTGCTCAGTTCGCTTTAACGTCCCGAGCTTATCACAATTTAAGCACTTACCGCGCAAGAATTCAAGTAAAATCTGTCGCTATTTGTGCCGAATGCATCACACATTGGTGCGTAAAGCATCGATTCTGCAAAATTTAGCCAAATATCGATCCGACTCTCACAAGTACGCGAGCACCATTCAGGATGTTTCTCGTTCAGGTCTCGGGCCATAGCCTTTTTGCTGAGACGTTTGATATACCGATCCTCTATCAAGTCATATAAACGCTTATTGCCAGAACGGATTAAAATCTCACTGAGGACTGAGTTGACTACCATTGCCTCCTCATCAGTACAGAAGGCCAGAGCGCTTTTATTCTTCCCTTCCAGAATCTCTTTGAAGAACACTTCTAGTTCGGGCTTGCTGATAGGGAGGATGCTGAATTGGTTGGAGAACTTGCTGCGCCAGTTATCAAGAAATCTGATTCACCAAAATTGCAAAGGATCCTCTGCGATGGCTGCGAGACCACGTAAAAATAATGTATCAATACCTAACCTCTATCCACTCTACAGTCGGAAGGTCAATAAAGTTTATTGGCGGTACAAGCATCCTGTGACTGGGAAGTTTCACAGTCTGGGTACTGATGAAGCTGAGGCTATAGCAATTGCTACTGAGGCAAACGCAAGACTTGCTGAGCAGCGTTCAAGACAGGTACTGGCTATTAGCGATCGAATTGCTACCAGCAAGGGTAAGGCAATTACTACAGTTACATGGCTCGAGCGGTACTGGAAAATTCAGGAGGAAAGATTCGCTTCAGGTGATATCAAGGAGAATACATATAAACAAAAAGCCAAGCCAGTTGCACTTCTCAAAGAACGTGTGGGAATGAAACTGATATCTTCTGTTGATGTCAGGGATATTGCTCAAATTCTTGAAGAATATCTTTCTGCAGGCCAACCAAGAATGGCGCAAGTTGTTCGCTCAGTTCTGATCGATGTATTCAAAGAGGCTCAATACTACGGTGAAGTGCCGCCTGGTCACAACCCTGCCCTTGCTACTAAACAGCCCAGGCGCAAGATTACCAGACAACGACTTAGTCTCGAAGAGTGGCAGCAAATTTTCGATATAGCTGATCAGAAACATCAGTATATGGGTAACGCAATGCTACTAGCCCTTGTTACTGGGCAACGTCTGGGTGATGTATCAAACATGAAATTCAGTGACATCTGGGATGACCATCTTCACATCATTCAGGAAAAGACAGGGAGTAAAATTGCAATCCCTCTTTCGCTTCGCCTTAACGCGATTAATTGGAGTTTACGCGATGTAGTAGCTCGCTGCCGTGACTCTGCAGTCAGCCCGTATCTTATTCATTTTTTCCGTAGTACATCAAGAGCAGAGCGTGGGGCGCAAGTTAAATCCAACACTCTTACAATGAATTTTAGCACGGCCCGAGATAAAACCGATATAAAATGGTATGAAGGTACCCCAGCTACGTTTCATGAACAGCGGTCGCTTTCTGAAAGGTTGTATAAAAAACAGGGGATTGACACACAAAACCTTTTAGGACATAAACATATTGCTCAAACAGAAGTTTATAACGATGACCGTGGAAAAGACTGGAAATATATATTACTTTAATAATAAATTGAGGATGTTATGTTTATAGCTATTGACGATACATACAGCGATCCAAGCTCCCCATCTTCTGTCTATGTCACAGCAAATAGACGAACACACGTAGCAGTAATTTTTAGTGATGAGGATGCTGAAGATGTCAGAACCCAACTTCCCACATGTTTTGAAGAGATTAATAAGCAGTTTAAGCTGAACATAACAGAGTTTCACTTCAAAGATATAATGAATAAAAAAAATGAATGGAGAAAACTCCCTAAAAAAATGAGGTTGGCAATATTTTCATTTTTTGCTTATCTTTATAACCATTATAAATGGGAGGTTTTAATACAAACAGTGGATGATAGAACAATAGATGACCTCGGCCCTTTAGTATATGAACTATCTGATGGCGTCGAAAGTAAGAAGGTCAATAGCGTATTATCATTATCGTTACTTCTTTTAAAAATAAGAATGGAAGTGAAATCATTGAATGAGAATATTACAATCATCATGGATGAGGGCGAAGGTAAACCTAATGATCCTTTCGGCTATAAATTTTTTCCAGACATGCCAGAAAAATACAGGGGTTACTATGAATCATCTAAAAATGAACCTCTCCTTCAGATGGCAGATTTCATTGCATACTCTATTAATCGGATGACCTACTTAGCGATGAAACCACAAAGAAACGAAGATGATAATGAGTTCATAGAGATAATATCTAATATGGATATCAAATGTCAGGATTTGAAAAAACATTTTTACCAATTGATTTTTCTGTAAATGATTTTGATGTCTTAATTAAAAAAGATAGAGATGCAAAGGGATTACTGTAAGCGTTTTGTTAACCTCTTTTGATAAAATTTTGATAACCGTTCGAAACCTAATAATAAAAAACGGGAACCAACCGGCTCCCGTTCTCATCCAACCCAGAATGTGGATTACATGTTTTCGATGATCGCGTCGCCAAACTCTGAACATTTCAGCAGTTTAGCGCCGTCCATCAGACGTTCGAAGTCATAGGTTACGGTTTTCGCGTTGATCGCGCCTTCCATACCTTTAACAATTAAGTCAGCCGCTTCAACCCAACCCATGTGGCGCAGCATTACATTGCTAAAATCAGAATAACCATTTGATAAAATTGAAATTATCATGTTTTCCACTATCAAAAACTGCCAATAACTACCTTTTACAACTCATTGATTATCAAAACTTTGATTTTAGTTTTGGGGAAGTGTTTTTTTCATCCCACAAGGGACTTAAGTCATTAGTGTTATACCGCATTGTAAGCATGCAAAATATACCCACACAAACAATACATTTTGTTAACATATGAACATGCAGAAGGTTGCTACTAAACCCCATGGCTAAGCTTTTACCGTGTAAAGGGTCACTAAAGCGCGGTTCGGAAGTAACTATCGAACATCTAAACTTGTTAAGTTTACTTGTAATTCAGAAATTTCTTTGTCAATAGCATTAAATCCTCTATCAATAACATCCATAAGTTCTGAATCAATCATTTTTATACCTTGAGCATAATCCACCATTACCTCTATTTTTGCTTCATGCAATCTTTCATACATATCTTTATTTTTATTATTATCTGCCATATCGAATAATATTTTCTCGTACTCCATAACGAGTTGATTGTTTCCTTTAAATGACTGTATTAGCGAACGAGCATATGTATAAATATTAATTATTGAATCTCTTGCTGTGTCATTTAGCCTTGCAATAACCTTTGCGTTTTGCTCATAGAATGTAAAATTATCATCACCGACAGGGAAATTAATAAGTAGCATTTTTCCTGGACTGATACCATCAATGCTTTCCCTCATCCTTTTATTATATAAATCTATTAAGGTGGATACCTCCCCCTTAATTCCTTTTAATACAGACAATTGTAATTCAATGGATTCCCTTTCTGCCTCAGCCCGAGTAATTCTAGCCTCACGGTCTACCCCTCTAAGAGTAAAAAAACCACCAACAACCGCCCCAATTAATGCAGTAATGAATGATGAAAACCATTCAGGAATCTCATTCAAAACAGTGTTAATTTCGTTCATTATAACGATTCCCATAGTCAACGTTAAACCTCAGACCTACATTGCCTCAACTATATACCAAATATTTCATAAAAAGGCAGTTGATTTTCTAATTATTAAACACATAATTTTGAGATGGTTATCAATTATTCAATGAGATAGTAGTTTCTGACTTCTTGCTATGTTCTATGTCCGCGTCTGGCAAATGGCAGCACTAAATATGGACGTGCGCTATCATGGGGTGTCGAGGGTCGGAGGTTCAAATCCTCTCGCGCCGACAAAAAATCCTCTAAGAACCAGCCTGTTACGGCTGTTTTTTTTATGCCTGTTTTCTGAACGGGGAAGCAATGGGGAATTACGGGGGAATAACCCCGCCAAATGTTCCCCCCGGATCGCTACGACACAATGATTAAGTCACCTTTTCACTTTCGGAATTCATCAATTCACAAAACCATCATTCCGATTTACCTTACAAGCTCCTTTTAAATCTTTAACGGTGCGCACCACTTTTTCTTACTGCCCTATACTTTCAGTCTGACATATGGCTGGAGGTTTCTATGTGTGGACGCTTTGCACAGTCAATGACGCGTGAAGATTATCTTGCCCTGCTCGCTGATGAATCAGAACGCGACATTCCATACGATCCAGAACCCATCGGAAGATTCAACGTAGCGCCAGGAACAAAAGTTCTGCTTCTGAGCGAACGTGATGAGCAGTTGCATCTTGATCCAGTCATCTGGGGATACGCCCCCGGATGGTGGGATAAACCTCCGCTAATTAACGCACGCTCTGAAACTGCGGTCACCAGCAGAATGTTTAAACCACTCTGGCAACATGGTCGAGCAATTTGCTTTGCTGATGGATGGTTTGAATGGAAAAAGGAAGGCGACAAGAAGCAGCCCTACTTCATTCATCGAGCCGATGGCCAACCGATATTCATGGCAGTGATCGGCAGCACACCATTCGAACGTGGAGATGAGGCAGAAGGTTTCCTGATAGTGACGGCTGCTGCCGACAGTGGACTGGTAGATATTCACGACAGGCGGCCACTGGTACTTTCACCAGAAGCCGCTCGCGAATGGATGAGGCAGGATACTGGAGGGAAAGAAGCTGCGGAAATTGCGGCCGACGGTTCCGTGTCGGCTGATAAATTTATATGGCATGCCGTAACGCGTGCTGTCGGGAATGTGAACAATCAGGGAGCAGATTTAATTAAGCCTGTTACTTAACCTGAAGCAGGTCCTCATAGCGGGTCGTGTATCGTGGTGACAGCATCTCTCTCTTCATCGCCCATTGTTGCTGGATCCCCTGTCCGGCGAAATAAAGCGCCCCCTTTCCTTCCTTTGCATTCAGATGATCCAGAACTTCCATCAATTTCTCACTACCCCGGCGCGGCGCATTATCATCGAACAGATTCAACTGGGCGATGCCCTGACTGAAGAAGTCCCCCAACATTACCCCAGCTTTCTGATATCGGTGTCCGTCTTTCCATATTGCATCCAGACTCCTCGTCGCTGCTGCAATGATATCCCGGCTATCCTGTGTCGGGGTGAGCAGCTTCACCGACGCGCTGTTACCGTAGTACGGCTCGTTCAAAGCAAAGGGTGACGTTTTAACAAAAGTAGATATGAAGCGGCAATACTGATGCTCTCCACGTAACTTTTCTGCGGCGCGCGACGCGTAGCTGCAGATGGCCTGTCGCATAGCGTCATAATCCGTAATACGTTCCCCGAATGATCTGGAACAGACAATTTCCTGCTTTACGGGTGCAAATTCCTCCAGTTCAAGACAGGGTTCGCCGCGCAGTTCGCGCACCGTTCTCTCGAGGACAACATTGAAGTGCTTCCGGATAAAATGAATATCAGTATCAGCCAGATCCAGAACCGTTTTAATCCCCATAGCCTCGAGCTTTTTGCTGATACGGCGCCCAACTCCCCAGACCTCATCAACCGGCAGTGTAGCCATCAGTTTGCGCTGGCGATCCTGGTTAGATAAGTCCACCACCCCACCCGTTTGTCTCTGCCATTTTTTGGCGGCATGATTCGCCAGTTTCGCCAGCGTCTTTGTCTGGGCAATACCAACGCCAACCGCCAGACCCGTATTTTGATAAACGGCATCTTTTAATTCCTGCCCAAACTCCTGCAGAACCCGGCAGTTTCTTACACCAGTGAGGTCACAGAAGGCTTCATCAATTGAATATATTTCGCAACGGGGAGACATTGCCTCCAGCGTGGACATTACTCTGCTGGACATATCTGCATAAAGCTCGTAATTGCTGCTGAAACAAACCACACCATATCGACGGAATAAGTCCTTCTGCCTGAAATACGGATCACCCATTTTTACACCAGCTCTTTTGGCTTCAGTGTTACGGGCAATAACACAGCCATCGTTATTTGACAGAACAACTACCGGTCTGCCTTTCAGATCTGGCCGGAATGCAGTCTCACAACTGGCATAAAACGAGTTCACATCAACCAGGGCAAACATGTCAGCTTGCCGCTTTCACGATAAACGTCACCACCCCAAAGATATCCAGCGTATCTTCGCTGTTTATCATAATGGGTGCATAGGAGCTGTTTTCAGGAACAAGCATAAGTATTGGATGTAACTGCAGACGTTTAACCGTGAACTCGCCATCAATGGCAGCGATAACAATATCTCCATGTGAAGGCTTTCTGGAACGGTCGACGACAAGCAAATCGCCATTTCCGATCCCCGCTCCAGTCATAGAATCACCAGACGACTTCACGAAGTATGTTGCACATGGGTGCTGAACTAATAGCTCATTGAGATCAATACGTTGTTCAACGTAATCATGCGCTGGAGAGGGAAAACCGCATGGGACAAGATCACTAAATAAGGGAAGCGCAACTATCTGGCGCAACTCAGCTGGTGAATAAAACTTCATAATAAACTCACTCGCATTTATACTGTTTATACATACAGTATATACTGACATCAAACACAGTAAAGAGGAGTTAAAGCATGTTCGTGGAACTCGTTTATGACAAAAGGAATTTTGATGGGCTGCCCGGTGCAAAAGATATCATTCTGGGCGAATTGAGTAAGAGGGTTCACCGAATTTTCCCCGACGCTGATGTCAGGGTTAAACCGATGATGACGCTGCCGGCGATCAACACTGACGCCAGCAAGCATGAGAAGGAACAGATAAGCCGCACTGTTCAGGAAATGTTTGAAGAAGCTGATATGTGGCTGGTTTCAGATTAAACGCCTTGAACCGTGATATTGCTTAAGTACAATCCGCCGTGACTGGCAATCATTCAATACTCGCACTATCGGGCGTGAGCCTGTCGGCCGCAATCATGCTCTTGCATACGGCATGGTTGCGGCAGTTATAATTTTTACGACTGAGTATCCTGCTGAGTTTGCTGGCGCTCGCGTTCAGCTTTTTCGATCGCCTCACGTGTTGCTTTCTGCATCCTGTTCCAGATACTGTCTTCCGGCATTTCCACACGCACTGACACAAATGAATCAGCCGGAATATCGACAGCCTCACCGTCAGCCACTGTCTCAGCAAACACGCCGTCAATATCAGTGTTCCCTATTCTGTTCTGAGCAAAATGAGGCGCGGAGGGATGAACCCGGTGATACGTTCTGACCAGTACAGAGCCATCAGCATTGACTTTGTAGTCCAGCCAGAGGCGGGGTTGCTTGTTTCTGTCTACCGGAATTTCAAAACCGCCATCGATCCCCCCCCATGCAGCATCAGCATTCAGGCCAATACAGCCGGTGATAAGGTATTCACCCACAGAAATCCGCTCTACCGCGCACCCTTCTGATTCATGGTTAGTCTCATAAGAACCGTCCCGGTGAATGATGACTACCGGGGATGCCTGTTTTATAAAACCATTACCATCAACGGTTGTGTTTCGTGTCCCCCATAACGTGTTCTGGTTAAATGTGGATGCTATCCCGCCTGAAACAGCGCCACTCGCTACCTTCACATTACCGTTTGCATGATTCACGCATAAAATCGAATAAGTATCAGAGGTCCTGTGCAACACAGCTGCTGACCACTGATATGTGGCGGTCGCATCACCAGCAGCATCACGAAAAGAGAACATTCCCGCACCGGAAGATGCATTATTAAAGTACGTCAGAATATTGTTGATGGTGCCAAACGCACCATCAACACCGTGAATTACTGCAGCTTGACGAAAACCAGCAGTCGTACCAAAACCTGAACCACCTTTCGATAATGGCAGTATTCCCGTCGTGTCATCACCGCTCAGCTCTACAGCACTTTTCACAGCAAGTGCTTTTAATCCCAGATTAGAGCGCGATTGTGCCTTGTCCACTACGTCTGAAAAATTCTTCGACCTTTTCAGCATATCGCTATCAATATTCACAACCTGGTCTGCGAGGTACTTCCACGACGGCCCCGGAAAGCTGGAGCCATCTGGCAGCTTCACATTTATCATACCTGGGGCACTAAACACCTGCTGCCAGTTCTGTTTGTCGTAGTTCAGTCCGCGTAAGGCTTCAGCACTTTGAGCCACCAGCGCCGCGGTGACCATATTCAGCGCTACGCGGGGAACGGATGACCAGGCTGCGCCAGCCTGTGTCGGTCCGGTAAAATTGCTGACCAGCGTCAACGCTGTACCGCTTTCCACTGATTTAATCGGGAGCGTATAGGGAACGCCGCCAACAGTGACAAC